TTTCCTTTACTTTACTTTTCTTTGTGTCGTTCTCGGAGAGATTATGTTCATTCTCGGAGAGATTATGCTCATTTTCAGGTATAACTATATAAGCCTTTGTTTCTTCCGTTTTCAAAAGCCAATATAATCTATTTATTGTGCGACCTCGCACGGAGCGTTTTTCGATAGCGTACATATATCGTTCTTGCATCATTTTGTTGGTCAGTATGCTCTCCCTATCAAACAGCCCGTTATCAAACAGCCCAATTCGTAAGCAAAGCTTAACTACCTGATTTACCGTATCTGATTTAATTCCACCGCTCATTCGTTTCGCTATCGTGGCAGCACTGGTTTCTTCTCGCCACTCATAATAGTAACCATTTGTTGCATAAGCTTTGGTACAAATCCAAAAAAATACTCCAAAGCCGTCCCAACCCTGTGCATCAATAAGCACATCAAATCTCTCATCATCATCGAACAAGTGAACATCCCAAGCCGCAAAGTCAAGCCCTCGCTTTGGTTGTCCAGCCATTCACTGTATCACCTCTTTCTTTTTGTATTAAGTTTCAGCTTTGTACAAAGATATTCATCAAGTTCTATACCGTAGATTTTGTACTTATCAAACAGCTCTTTTTCGTGCCGATGTGCTTCATCGTGGTGCTTTCTGCAAAGGCATATAGCTTTTAATCCTATATGTACAATCTGTTCCCTATCTCGCCCCATACCAATTCTGTCAACATGATGAACTTCACCTGGTGCATTGCATATTGCACACTTACGATTTTCAAGACAACTGTACAAGTATCTGCCTATATCATCTGTAACATTAAGCAGAGTATCTCTTGTTCCGATATTTTGGTAGAAACAAAAATCTATCAGATAGCTTATGAAATCTCTTGCTACGCTTTTTTCGCAATCAGACAGCGAAAAGTATTCAATGCCAAATTCACCGCAAAAATTAAACTTGAAATATTCTTTAATCCATTCGGGATTATCTCCGCACCAAAATGCTATATCTCTGATGATTGCGTATATTTTTCTTCGCTGTTCGGCAGAAATCGTGCGTCCGTCAACAATTCTGAGTTCAATTTCATGTACTTGTTTCTGTGCAAGTTCTCTGCCGATACGCTCATGCGGTCTTACTATTAAGTTATATCCGTCATAAGATACTATGTTAGCTGATGTAATCATACTAAAGCCTCATGTTGATGCATGTAAACAAAGGAACTGTTTTGCCCCATTTGCTGATACAACCATTCGTCACACTTTTCTTTGCTCAAATGTGTACGAAGAACTCTGTCTTCGTACACATATAGACCATTTAATCTTTTATCTTTTATTCGATTGAGTAATTCTGCTTTTGAGTAGTTAGCTTCAACAAGATACAAATCGTAGTTTTTAGCCGTAATATGAGCAATCTCCGATGTATCAGTTGCGTATATAACTTTATATATCCCTTGTTGAGTGCGAAAGTGTAACTTCCATCCGATGTTTGGAACATCGTGCCGAAGTGGTACTGCCGAAAAAGTAATGTTGCTTATTGAGTACCATTTATCCTGTGCAACAATAAATGAATTGTTTTGAAAGGAGGTATCACCTAATGAAAAAAGCTTTTTGCAAAGATAATTGGGGTAAATTATCCTAATAAGAGGGTGTTCGGACAGCAGTCGCTTTAGAGTAGCAACATTACAATGGTCTCCGTGTTGATGAGTTAAAAAAACATATTTAACTCGGTCAACCACTTCACACTCAACAAGTTTGCTGAACGGCACTCCGCAGTCAATCAAGACCTGACCGTCAAGAAGAACTGCGTTGCCCTTAGAGCCTGTACTGATTATCTCAACATCAATCATCTCACTCTGCAAGATCATCGATTGAGAATGCTTCATCGGAATCAATCTGCTGTTCAGATGATTCCGGTAATGGGGCATCTGACGGTACATCTGCGTCAATCATTGTATTCGTTTCATAATCGGGAGTACCGTCGGCATTGATTATATGATTGTCAGCTTCATACGCTGTCTGCATTTCAACACTCATAACGCCCCATTTGCTGATAAGCTGTCTGAGCATTGTTTTCTTAGCCATCGCATCAAAATCCTTTGCCCAAAATGTATAGCTTGTACCCTTCTTGATATCATTTGCATATCCAGCTGAATACTTCATAGCGTGCTGTTTCATCTTATCCTTACTCCAGTAAAGAGCTTTCTCAAAGCCGTTTACATAGCGAAAATAAGCATAATATCCGATTGTTTCAGCTGTTTCACGCTCTGTTTCATCTTCAGTCATTTTGATTGTAATTTCTTCTGTGAGCGGATCCCAATTAAGAAGTTCTCCCTCTTTGATTTCCACCACATTAAGTCTTTTATACTGTCCTGAACGGATAGCAAGCTGAATATAGCCACGATAACCAAGAACGAATGTTGCTGTTGTACGATTGTTCTTACGGTCCTTAAACGGAACCATGTAATACTGTCCGAGCTGTGGTGATGGTGGCAAGCCGAGCGAATGTCCGCAAAGTGCCGCTGAAAGAATTGTTCCTGCATCACATTCTTCGAGTGCCGGATTGGTACTCACTACTGAGGTAATAGCCGCCGTGAACTTTTGGATTTCCTTCGGGTCTTTCATTGAGTTTGAAAGACTTTTCTGAAAAGCCTGTGTCTGGAGCATTGACGAAAACTTCGGCTTTCTCTGCTGAATCTGATTGTTTTGATTATTATAATTACTCATAGCGTAATCCCCTTTCGTTGATTAACTGCTTAACAGTGAGTGCAAAATCTTTAAGCTGTGATTTTGTACCGTAAACCTTGAATGACAATGACAGAACTTTTTCATCTTGCTGTGGCTGTTCTGATATTTCTTCAACCGGAGGAGCAACTTCTTCAGGCACATTTGCAACAAACGGTTCATATTCGTCAAGAGTGTTGCTCACAGCCTGCTCGGCTTTTTCACGCTCTGCTCTTTCGGCTTCTGCCCTTGCTTTTTCTTCTTCAATAGCCTTGTACCTCTCGGTTACGGAAGTTATTGCAACCGATACATTCAAAGACCGCTTATACTCGTACAGGATTTCGTCCTTGTGCTCCTGCGTTGCGATAAGCTTTAAGTCATCCATAATCTTGTCAAGGTTAGATTTTATAGTTTCTTTAAGCTTTTTGAGAGATACGCTCATAGTAATGTTTAAACTAACCTGCTCATATGCCACAAAATCAATACCGAGTGATTTTGAATACTCATCAAAATAGCTTTTTGATTTTTCGTACTTTTCCTGTTTAAGACCCTGCTCAATGGCGTCAACCTTACCTTTAAGGGCGGAATCAGCTTTCTTATAAGGCAATGACACGCAATCTTTGTAAACTGTTTCAAAAGCCTCATAAGGTGTTATTATTTCCGATTTAACCGCTTTTCGGCGAGTTTCAAATTCCGCAAATTCCTTATTGAGCGATGAACGCAACTTCTTGATTTCCCTGTAGTTTTCGTCTGTACATATCATTTCGCAGGCAGTGTTTACCTTTTTCTCAATTTCAGATTTAACCAGCTTGAGATTCTCGATGATGATAGGAATCTGAGCTACCTGAATTAAATCGGTTGAATCAGGTTCTGCATCATTAACTGTTGACAGATTTTTTACTTCTTCCATATCAGCAGTTTCAAGCAAATTAACGGGTTCTGTAATTTTGGTCATTTTATGTTACCTCCTTAATCTATTGACCATTCTTCCTCGGTAATGCCGTGAAAAAGTTCGGCACATTCACGAGAACAGAAAATATCATCATTTGTATCTCTGAAATATGTATAATCATATCTGAGTTCTGCGTTGCACGCTCTGCAATGCCCCATTACCAGTACTTGCGGTGCGTTTGGGCACATCGGATTACACGGAGTGCTTCTGCATACTTCGCACATTTTAATATCTCCTAACTATTGATTTTTCGATTCAATATGATATAATGAGCTTGTTTAAATTTCTTTTTGTTTAATCCCGTGTTGCTGTTCCTAAGCAATGCGGGATTTCTCTTTGCCTGCAAGTTGCATTTCAAACAACGCCTTTGATACTCTTTCAGCTCTGAGTTCTTCCCTGATAAGCTGTTCAAGGTAATAATCCTCAAGGCGTTCACCGTTTGCATCACCAAATCGGCTGATAATAACCGCCAACTTGTTCTTAGCGTGTGCCTTAGCAATTTCAAACTCAGATTCAGTGCATATGTATCCGTTTGAGGATATAAAATCAGTGTAATTCAAAATATTTTCCCACCTTTATATTTAATAAACATTTTGCTAAGGTCCGCAAAATGTTCTTTTCATCAAACAACCTTGTAGTCGTTGGCATTTTCAACCCCCACACATTCAAAAACGATTGTTTCGGGGTCCGATGATTCGTAGGCGTTGAGCTTTCGGGCAAGTTCTGCGTTTTTCGCTCTTTCGGCAACATATAAGGCTGTCACTTTGTCAAGCTTTGCCTTTGTTTTTTCAAGACGGCTGTTAGCAATGTCACGCTCCTGCTCGGTGCTTGCAAGACTTTTTTGCGTGTATTTAAGCTGGTCTTTGCTGTCACGGTACTTTTTTCTAAGCGACCTTTTTGTTTCTAAATCTTTAAATGCCATTTGTTATACTCCTTTCAACGGGTTTGAACCGAGAATATAATTGAGAAACGGTATTCTCGGAATACGGATAGATGTGCCGACTACAATTACATTGAATCCCAATTTTTCGGGTTCGTCCTTTGCCTGTTCACGCAAGTTTTGCGGAGCAACTCCAATAGCCTTTGCGGCATCTTCCGAAAGCAGATAGACATCACTGCTATCCATAATTTCTTTGATTTTTTTGTTCATCTGAACTGTGTCCATATGTACACCTCCTTAATTTTCGTTGGTAATTTTGTCTGAAACGATTTCGACTGATTCAACATCAGCAACGCTGAGAGCCAGTTTGAGCAGTACAACCTCGCTGACCGTTCGTGTTATCTGATAGCTTGTAACATACGGAATTTCTGTTCCGTCAATTTCAAGAAGGAACTTGTCCTTTGTGTCAATAAGTTTAAGTTTTGCCATTTTCTCACCTGCTTTCTGTTTTACCTATCTTGATTTCTACACCTAAAGCCGTTAAGAGCCTGTCGGCATTTTCAAGAGAAATGCTCTTTTTGCCTTTTTCCCAATACTGAATAGCTCTTTTGGTAAAGCCTGATTTCTTAGCAAGCTCACTTTGCGAAAGACCTTATTTATAAATGCAATCGTTTCTTTTATAGATTTTGACATTTCTGCTATGAATGCAGAAAAAATGACAAAGAAAAACTAATTATCCTTATCTGTTGAGAACTTAAAACTAAAATTGAAGAATTCAAGCTGATTGATTGTATCCTGCAATTCGTCAGCTTGTTTTTTTGCCTTTTTTATAAGGCTTTCAAACTCCTGCAAATTTGTAGCCGATATATTAAGCACTCCTTCATTTGAATAGTTGCCTATCATTTTATTTTTCATTTCTTCACCTCATTTATAAAGAGTTTTTGATAAACTCCGTAGCAATACCCGTCATCGTGTCAACACTATCAAGCATACTAATAACGCTGATAACACTGATGATATCAGGGATACTGCAATAGATGTAAAAATCGGGTGTTTCATTAACCGTTCAAGGATAAACACCTTATCTCACCCCCCTTTTAGTGTAATAGTTGCACTTTGTAACATTTTTGAAATAGTCACAAAATTATTTGACAAAACATAAATATTCTTGTATTATCGTTAAAGAAAGTAATATATTTACAGAAAGGAACATATTTATGGATAAACTTTACTTTAGCAATAATGCCGATGAAAATGCTGAAATTGATTTTCAGCAAATGCAATTAAACATTTCCCGTAATTTTGCCCAATTAGCTGAAAAATTGAAACCTATGTATGCTGAATTAGCAAAGGAAATGAGTAAAAATATCGGACACGCACTTACCGAATCGTTAGCAAAACCGCTTGAATCAATGAAGAACGCTTACACATTTTCTCCCGAAGTTGTTAAAACATTTCAAGAGCGTATAAAAGGTTACTGCAAAGAATTTCCAATTCCGCAAAGTGATAAAGAAATATCTGTTCATTTAGATGATAAACAGCTGGAAGTTTTGGAAGCTGTTTATATCCCCGTCAACGATTATTCTAATTCTGAAAAATCTGATAAGAATATTAAAATAATGTCAGTTCAAGCAATATTTATATTGATTTCACTTATAACGACAATAATACAGCTTGTAACGACCACTATTGAAAACAACACAGCGCTTGTCAACAATGATACCGCTCGTGTCGAATACAAAACGGCTGAACTTAACAACGATACAGCTCACACACAGTATGAATTGGCACTTCTTAACGATTCACAAGATGATAAAATCGACACCTTACTTAAAACAGCCAATGAGCTTATAGAGAAGTATAATGAATCTACCTCAGATGAAATTACTTCTTCAAATTAAGACCTGAAATTATAGAACAAAGAAGTTTTGTCAAGTTCTGAATTTCAGCCTGAAGAACTTTGAGTTCTTTATTTTGCCATATAAAAGCAAGACCTACCAAAATAAAGCCAATTGCTCTTGCGGCTACTTCAATTAAATATCCGATATCTGCAGCTCCCATCTTCTCACCTCCTCGGTTAAACTATAAAGCTGAATAGAAACACACTCTATTCAGTTTTTTGTTGGTTTGCATATCTCAATTTTGAGATGTTTAGGCTAAAAAAATATGCACTTTTCGCGTATCATCAACGATATTTAAAACCTTACAAATCAAAGTTGCTTCATCAACCGTGAACTTTGTCTTGCCTGAAATCTTCGATGATAGCGTGTTTACCGACATTTCCAGTTTTTCCGCAAGTCTTGCCTGCGTATAACCTGCCTCAACTATTGCTCCTTTGAGCATTTGAGCATTTGTCATTTTCTTCACCTCCTTGCTATCTCATTATTGAGATGATTATATTATATACAAGCAGTCCCTGAAAGTCAACCCTTTTTTGAGATATTTTTTAGATTTTTTTGTATTTTCTATTGCAAAATTGAGATTGATATGTTAATATAATGGCAATGAGGCAGGTGTTACACAATGACAGAAGAAATTAGAAATATAGTAAAAAGATTAAAAGACAGTATATTGGATTCAGGCTATTCTTACGCTGAGTTAGAAAAATTAACCGGTATATCTAGATCATCATTGCAAAGATATGCAAATGGAGTTACAGCAAAGATACCAATAGATGCTATTCAGATTATAGCAAAAGCTGTCGGTGTTAAAGCAGAATATATCCTTGGTTGGGACAATACTCCTATGGAAAGAGAAAACAAAGAAGAAGAACAAGCAATCCCACTTCCGCAAACAAATGTATTTATGCGACCTGTGTATGACAGCATTTCGGCAGGGTTCGGAGTGATAGCTCAGGATGTGCCTGTTGACTATATGCCTACATACATCACTTGCCCCTCAGAACAGGATAAATATATATGGATAAATGTTCACGGTGATTCTATGAGCCCTCTGATTGATGACGGCAGTAAAATTCTTATTAAAAAGCAAACTTCCGTTGACAGCGGTCAGATTGCCGCAGTCCTCGTTGATGATGAAGAGGCTGTTGTTAAAAAGGTCCTTTACAACGATAACACCGTTGAGTTGCATTCAGTCAACCCCTACTATCCCCCACGAGTGTTCAAAAATAACGATGTCACCCGTGTTCAAATCCTCGGTCTTGTAAAAGAAGTCAGTAAGGCTCTGCAGTGAGCCCCATACACCGACAGCCACGATCTGCCGATTAAATAGAATAAATAAAAAAAGACCGCTCACAGCTGGCACTATGAGCGGTCAAGTAGGAATAAAAAGTATTCAGTTTTTTCACTCCTAACAAAATTATATAATATATTATCATATTATGTCAATATAAGGAGTGAAATTTATGTCGTTGAAAACAATAAAAAAGACAATTTATTTTTTCAAAACTGTCCCAAAGTGTACCCTTTTTGCAGATGGTGATAGTGATACTGATGTATTACGAAAAATGTTTTCAAAAAGATTTCCAAAAACAGGGGTATATAAATCACGTGATGATCAATATGGAATTGAAATACTTTCATTTGATGACAATTACATATTTGGGACTTTTCTTAAAAAAGATGATTCAACAAATAAATTTATGAAATTAACACTTGTAAAAAATGATACACCTGAAGAAATAGATTTTAATAGTCAAAAAGTAATATTTGAATATTACTCGTTCTTCTATGTCGATTTAAACAAGTGTATGACTTCAATAATATCTAATAAACAATCAGGAAAATTTACTGATATTATCAATCAATTTCTCTTTGAGGAAAATTATCACATTTACTTTTTTCCGTATACTGTAGATTCCATAGATGACGCTATTAAAAAGTTTTCAAAAGTAAAGGCTATTGAGGCGGCATATAATCCTGCCGAATCAGAGCGCACTTTTAAAAATATGCAACAATATAATGAGGATAATTCTATTGAAGTAAGTAAATTAGAATTTAAAATAAAAATTAAACATACCGGTGCAAATTTTCCAGATGTTTTGAAACAAATATCTGCAGAAAGTGAGAAATACAAAAAATACAAGATTGTAGGAGATTCACAGGACGGCATCGAACAGGTCTTTGATATTTTAGAAAAGGTGCTTTATAGAAGTGCTCAAATTGAAATAGACGGCAGCCCTACAGAAAATATAGGTTTTATTAAAAAAACATTTGAAAAAGAAATCCAATTACTTTATAATCAAACAAACAGCTAAGTTAGGTTACAAAGAATTTTTGATTATAAGGTTATATAGATAATACATTGCCGCTAGCACTTCAAGACTACCTGCTATAAAGCCATACATTCCAATATAATTCATAGCAGTTGTATCGCAAATCCAAGATATAATAGGTATCATAAAGAATATTGTTCCAAATAAAATAATTTTCATAAATATTTTATGATGACCATATTTTATAAACCAACTTTTGAATTTACTATCAGAAGGTAGCGCTAAATATACGGTTGCCGCTGTTAGTAAAAATCCTACAAAAGTACCCGAAATTCCAGCTAAATTACTTGCATTTGAATTATTAGTAAAGAATTTTTCTATGAAACAAAATTTCATATCACAGAAAATAACAACAATTATAGGAGATAAAACTGAAACATAAATATATTTAAATACTAC